TGTAATTTTTTCAAGTTGTTGATTAGTTAAAGAGTTTATAAATCTATCCACTTCTTCAATGGGTTCTTGACTTATGATGATATTATCATCTCCAGATTGAACTGCATATAAGCAAGATCTTATTGAATCAAATAAAACTTCAACTTCAGATGAATTATCATTTGAAATATTAGGATTGGCTAGTACATCCATATATGTAGGATATTTCATCTGAACATTTATTTGATCTGTAATTGGAATCATTTTACTCTTTATTTCAGCTTTTTCCATTTCAATATTTTCTAAATTTATTTCAACTTTATTTTCTTCTTCACATTCTATACATTTTGTTACTATTGTGCTCTTTTCTCCAACAGACTTAGCTCTTATCTGCGTAAACAAATAGTCCATATCGAATGTAGCAAGTTTATTTAAATCTATTCCGGGTACACATGATTCTATACAATTAAGCATAGTTGTTAATATTTGTTTATTATCTTTAGATTCAAAAGCAATCAATAAACTTTTTTGTTCTTTAACTAAAAACGGTCTAAACTTATATGTTTCTTGCGTAGATGGTATTTGTACCTCGTACATTGGTTTATCATTAGATAATACTGGCAATGCCATGTTTCACTCCTTATATTATATTAATTCCACCAAATGGTGTGTCAATGTCTGCATTAATGAAATTTTGTACACCTCTGGCTCTCCTCCAATTCGTATATGCAAATGTTACAGTTAATTGTACTAAACCATCAAGATCATTATTCAATTCAATTGCACTAGATGCTATAGGAAATGCTTCTAGTAAATCTACTGAATAAACACTTCCACCGCCAAATCCCGCATTAAATCTTATAGGTCCTAATTGTTTGCTAAAACCTTTTAATGGTTGTCGTAGTTGATGTATTGTTACTGTTTTAGCATATTCATTTTTATAGTTGGATGCTTGTCCTGTTTCATCAAGTATAGTGCTTCTCCAACTATCAAAATAATCTTTTACTCCGTAATCGTTCATTAAATAGAAAGTCATACTTACGTCATCCACTGCATAGCCGTAAGCTACTTTTTGAAATTCCATTCCAATTCTTCTATCATTAGTTAGTATTTGTTTTGCCGGCATGGTTGCATTTGAACATAAAATGTTTAGTTCTCTTGGACTTGCTCCGCCACCACCTCCGTTAAATGCACCTATTAATCCACCTAGTAAACCACCACCTACACCTACTGACGGCAATGTAACTAAAAATTTATTCGGTCTAGCAAAACCTAACTTAGTATTAGCTATTGCTTTTATGTCTTCAATGCTATTAGCCATTTGATGCCTTTCTCGAATCTGAATATACACGACCAGCGGAAGCTTTCTCCCATTGTGCTGTAGGTAAAAATGTAGCAATCTCCCATTCTGGAGCTGGCACTTCTGCAAACCTCGATTTAACGTGTGCAAGTAAATAATGTTTTAAACATGGTTTAAAATATCTCATTGTTCTTGCACCACTTAATAATCTATATGTTAATCTAAACTTTGTAGTGTCATCATATTTTTTATTATTAGTTACATTCAATAATGCATCTAAAAACTTTGCTCTTAAAACGGGTGGAAGATAATGTAAGTTAAGTCCACGAAATCCACCTTCAGCCGGTTCTATCGGTATGGTTAATGGAAATCTATCGTAATAAGGTAACTTATTTTTATGTTTTGGATCGTAAAAATACATAAACATTGAACCATAGCTATGAGATGCTCTACGATTTATTTCATCTTCTCTCATCAAAGCTTCACGATTTACTCTTGTAAGTCTTTGTATTCTTCGTCTAAACCACTCACGCGATTCTTGTGTACGAGGATTTATGCCTGCACGAAAAGCTTCAAGTTCTAATTTTTGAAAAAGATTACTCATAAGACTATTTATAACTTTTTTCTACGTTTTTTTCGAAAAGGTTTATAAGGTGCAATCTTCTTAAGTTTTCCGGGCACGGGCTTCGTGAGTAGCTTCATTTCTCGTAGAGTCTTTTCGGTCCACACTTGAAACTTCCATCCTCGGTCTTGAGCATATTCATTTGCAGCTTCCCATTTATTCATGTTTTTAATGTAAGATAAACTTTCAGAAATATACTGCTTAGTTCTTCTTTGTCCTGTAGGTGGATGTGTTTCCTTTTCTGGTTTAATTTCTACTAACAATATTTCATCTTCAAATACTATTTTGATATCTACAAAGTACCTATGATATTTTTTATCAACTTCATAATAATACGGTACAACAATTTCTTCAGAACTCCATTGTTTTACTTTAGGATTCTTATCACACCACTGAAATACAGCCTTTTCCCATAAAGACCTATATATTATATTATTGACATCACCTTTATACTTAGATGCATTTTTGATTGAATATCTACCTGAATAAGCCATGTTTTTTGTTATAAATAGAAAAATAATATTTAATAATATCTATAAGGATTATCATGGCAGATATCGGATTAACGGGTGTATCAACCACCGCACTTAATAAAGTTGGACCAAGTGGCGAAGTACTACCCGGAAGTGCTTTCCCTGGATTAGATGCTTTTGGTCCAGGACCAAAGGTAGGAATAAATCAAGCGGGTGAAAATGTTAGAAATATTAATTTTGATGATTTAACTGGTCACCTTAGGACAGCTTCAAAAACTTTAGAAGGATTAGTAGCCGGATTGTTTAGTTCAAGAAAAAGAGCTGATTTAAAATATCCTCTTGAAAGCGAAAATCCAGCGTATCAGGCTAGAGTTCAATTTAGAATGTATTCATTACAACCTAAAATTGATGGTGAAAGTCAAAAAAACTTTGATAAAATCGCAACTGATAATTTAAAAAGTTTGTTAGAATCTTCTGCAAAAACTCAAGATGTTAGAGCACAAGTTGATAGTTTTGGCGATACGCCATCATCAGATGTACGAGCACAAGTTGATAGTTTTAGCGATACTGGAAGAAATCGATATGGTGCAGCTAATGCAGGAATAGATGGGCCATCATCTATAGCAGCATCTGCTACAGGCTCAACAGCTGCTACTAGTGCAAATAGAACTGCAACAAGGCGAGGGGGTGATTTTACAAAATCTTTAACAGATAAAGCTTTAGAAGCGTCAATTGTAAAGCGAACTAGTAAATATTTTAAAGGAGGTGTTGAGTTTAAGCCCGTAAGAAACACTCCAATAGTAGATATGTATTTTCCTATCACTATGCAATTTAATGACAATGCGCAATATGATAATGCATCATTAGGAGCTTTTGGCGCAGCTGTTGAAGGAGCAATGAATCAAGGTGGTGGAGCTCTTGAGTCTGTACTAGGACAATTCAATAAAGGCGTGGTAAGTATGTTTGATGCTATAAGTGGTAATCAAAAACTTTCAGAAGCAGCATTTAGAGTTGGATTGGCTCGAGTTATCGATAAAGCTTCAATGATAAATTCAGGTGTGGCTAATGCATTAACACTTCAAAATAGAACAATAATTAATCCAAATATAAGAGCTTTATTTAGAGGTGTAGGTTTACGTGAATTTACATTTCAATTTAAGATGATTGCTCGTTCTCAATTAGAAGCAGAAGTAGTAAGACAAATAGTTCAACATTTCAGAGAACAACTGTATCCGGGAACTTGGCCCATTGATGAATTAGGTGCGGATATTGGATTCAAATTTCCTAATGTTTTTCAAATTCAATTTAATTACAACGGTGCACCTAACAGAAACATTCCAAAAATAGAACTTTGTTATTTACGTAATGTTAGTACTTCAATAAATCCAACGGGTGGAGCTTTTAGAAGAGACGGCCAACCAAACGAAGTTGATTTAACATTAAGTTTTGTTGAATATAAAACTCTAAACCAAAAAGACATAAGGGCGGGTTACTAATGAAATATTTTAAAGATTTTCCAGATATCTTTTATAATTTTGGTAATGAAGCACAACCAAGTTTAATTCAAGACTTATCGAGATATGTAGATGTAGTAGATCAAATAAAAGATGACATTTCATTTTTAACTTTTTATACTATACAAGAAGGATATAGACCTGATCAAGTTTCTGTTGAATTATATGACACTCCGTTATATCATTGGACGTTTTATTTATTAAATGATAATATAAGACAACAAGGCTGGCCTTTAAATAATACTGAGTTTCAAACTTACATTAAAAAAATATTTCCTAATACAACTGTAACCACAAGAGAAAATATTTCAACTAAGTTTAAAGTTGGTCAAACTATAACGGGTAATACATCAGGTGTAAGTGGCAAAATTATAAGAAGAAATGTAGATTTAGGTCAAATTATTGTTGAAGGTAAACCATCTTTCAGTACTTCTGGTGAAACTTTTACATCTACTAATTCAAGTGGTGTTTTAGAATCTATTATAGCCGTTTCAAGTTCTGACGAACATAAAGCTGCAAACTATTATACAGACATATCTGGAGGCATTGTAGATTTAAGTGTTGATAGTGCAAATGGAACTAATCCTGGCGATTTCCTTCCACCCGGAGCATTGAAAAACGAAATAACGAACGAACAAGCTTATTACAATGTTAATGAAAGTCTTAGACAGATAAGAGTCATTAGACCGAACTTAATAAATAATGTTGTATCTGGTTATAGAAAAGCTATAAGAGAATAATGTGTCTGAATTAGCAGTTGAAAGTAGAAGTGATTATCAGCTATTATCCGCAATCATAACAAACAGCGATAGAAATATTGACTTGTCTGCTGATATAAAGCGTTTGATATCGTCATTTCAAATATTTGAACATATTGAAAAATCATATTTAACAGCAGAAGTTGTTTTTGCAGACACTGCAAATCTTTTGCAAGATATGGATTTTCAAGGAGGTGAAAAATTAACTTTAGAACTATGTCAGTCAGAAGAAAGAGACGAAGGTTTTAATATAAAAAAAGAATTTTTAATTAATAAGATTGAAAATATCACAAGAGCCGATGAAGTCACTGATGCTGTTGTGTTACACTGTGTTGAATATCATGTATTTAAATCTTCATTGCAAAATATAAGTAGATCATATACTGGATCTGCGAGTAAAATTATTTCTAAAATATTAAAAGAATATACTGAAAGAGATCTACTATCTTTAGGCTCTGAAACTGTAAATGATTTAAAAGTTATTATACCAAATCTAAATCCTCTTGAAGCGTGCGATTGGTTGAAGAAAAGAGCAGTAAGTGAAATAGGAATGCCTTATTATCTTTATTCTGTTTTAGGTGTAGACAATTTAATTATGAGAGATTTGGGCAGTATGCTAGAAGATCCAGTAATCAATAAAAGTGTTCCTTTCATATATGCACCTAGTTTAAATACATCTCAAATTGGTCCACAAAAATACTATAATATATTAGATTTTAAAATTTCTGACAATGAAGACTTACACTCAATAATTAGTGAAGGTTTAGTCGGAGGCGAATATTATTTTTATGATACTATGACAGCCGTTCCGTACAGAGTGAAATTTGATGTTGAAGAAGTGTTTCAAGATTTAAGTAGAAATAATTTATTAGGAGGAGAAAATGAAAGATTTGTTTATGCACCCGAATACAAACTAAAAGATCAAAAAATTTCTAGATATAATTCTCGTTCGATAACACAAATATCACAAAGTGGCGCATATGACAATGGAACACGCAAATTTAAAAGTTATCAAGAAGATAATTCTGCGAGTAATCATAAAAGAAAAATAGTATCAGCATCTTTAAAAACATTTTTATCAAAAGCTCCAATCCAAATTACCGTGAAAGGCAGAGAATTTTTAACAGCTGATGAAAACTATACTATTGGTAAAGTTATTAGAATATTGTTTATTGACAATGTCAGTTCATCCACAAATCAATCGAAATTATCATTTGACAGTAAGAAATCTGGAGACTATGTAATATGTGCAGCAAGACATGTTTTTGATGATGAAAATTATAATACTACTCTTTTATGTGGTAGGCTTGGTTCATTAACTGAGGATATAGTACTATGAGTCAGATGTTTTATGGTGATCATAATCGATGGTTTGTAGGTTTAGTTATAGATGTTAATGATCCTCTTAAACTTGATAGAGTGAAAGTGAGAATACAAGGTATACATACACCCGACACAACATTGATACCTAACGAAGATTTGCCTTGGGCTCAAGTGGCAATACCAGTTACAGAAGGAGGCAGCTCCGGTATCGGCGCCAACAGTAGTATAAAACCAAGAGCACAAGTGTTTGGATTTTTCTTAGATGGGAAAAACTCGCAAATGCCGTTAGTTATAGGTTCTATACCTAAAATAGAATCTTATGCTAATCAAAGTGGAGATGCAATTCAAACTCTTCCATCACTTAATAATAAATCTGGAACCGGCAATATTGATTTAAATTTAGATGGTGGTTCAAATATAGAGAAAGCTTTTAATTTTTTTGTTTCAGAAGAAGGCGGCAATTACACTATGGAACAGGCATGCGGAATAATAGGTAATTTTTGTGTTGAATCCGGTCCTACATTAAATCCAAAAGCAGTCGCTCCAACTGAAGGCTCGACTGGCATAGCACAATGGAATCCAGCTCAATCCGCTGGAAATAGATTAGGTCAATTAATACAATACTCGAATGCATTAAATTTAAATTACTTGACACTTGGTGCGCAGCTATTATTTACTAAGTACGAACTAGAAACATTTAATTATTTAGGAGATGGTCCTTTGAGAAAAACATCAACGACAAGAGACGCAACAATTGTTTTTCAAGATTTATATGAAAGACCTAATAAAGCATTAGCACAAACAGAAAAAAGAGTTAGCTTTGCTAAAGAAATTTTTAACAAACTGGTGAATCCATAATGGCAGAATTACTAGCAACTGGAACTACTGTAGAAATACCCGCAGGTAGTATATTACAAGAAATACATGATCGTCAATATTGGGACAAAGAATATTATGAATTAGTTTTAAACAGTCAAGGACCAAAATTCAGAGAATTTGAAATTAGTGATTTATTTTATCAATATGATGAAAACAGTGGAATAATAACTCTTCGTAGAGATTTTGGAGATATTCGCGTAGTATATATACCACCTTTAGATACAGAAGCGATTAAGAGAATAGTTCCTATAACAAGTGCAAATTCAAATGCAAAAAGTAAAAGAAAGATAACTAATTCTTCCAATAATATTTTAGAAGCACAACAAGAAAACAAAATTAGTAATGAAGGAACAATAATAGGAGACTTTAAAGAAGTACAAGGGTTTAAGTCTTTATCTCCATTTGCTAAAGAAGGTGAAGCAATAAGTAAAAGGGTTATGCCTGTAAAATTAACTTCATCAGTGGGCGATGGAAGTTTATCTGCTATAGCTACAAACACATCTCAACTTACATCGATTCTTGGTAGTAATCCAGCTGCAACTGGTACATTAAAAAGAATTGTTACAAGTGGTGCACCAGCTTCATTATTGAAGCAAATGCAAAAAAATATACCTAAGCTTTCACCACAAAAATTAAGAACATTTGCATCTAAAGTTTCAGTCAATCCTTCTATCACTATTGAAACTCTTAAACCAGAAAAGAGTCCATCTTTAGTTTCAGTGCAAACTGCATCTAACATTTATAAAGATAAATTAAAACTTTCATTAAATAATTCAGCGTTTAACTTAAATCCTCTTGGTGCATTTCCAGGATTAGGCAGAACAAAACAAAATTCAGCAGCTCAATTTGTAGCTACACTACTTAATAAAGTAGGTAGTTCATTTGGTAATATATTAAACGGAGTAAAAGTTTTTGGTGATAATCCACCGCCATCTATAACTTCAGCGTTCGGAGGAAAGGTAAAAGATTTAATTGAAGTTGGAGGATCTCAAACTAATGTCTCGAGCTATGTGAGTAAAGGAAATTTAGTAAACATTCAAGCACCTAAAATTGTATATGTTTTGCAAAATAAAAATACTTACAGAGGATATGCCACCCCAGAAGATTATGAATTTACATTTGTTGATTCTACTGAAGAACTAATAAAAGAATTTCAATCAAGTAGAAGAGGGCCAAAGTGCGAAGAAGATGATGCGATCGGAGGATTGGTAATATTTGAAGATGACGAGTTTGGTGGACCACCCGAAAAAGCTAATGCTAAAACAATGCAAGAGTTATCTAAAAAACAAGCTCTAGCAGAATTAACAGAAGAAATAGAAACAAACAATAGTCAAGCTGAAGGTAAAACTGCAGCAGAGACTGCACTAGATAGGATAAGCGCAAGTCCAAATGATTACAGCATGAACTCTCATTATCTGATTCTATCAGATGGAAGTTTACAGAGAGGAAGACCTATAGATATTCCTCGTTCCAAAGATGTATACCCAAGATTTAATAAAACAGTTCTACAATTAACTTTTCTTACGGGCGGTACGGATAGTAAAGTGCCAAACAATAAGATGTTTGAAACATACGATAGGTTTTTAAAAGCTTGGTTTACTGTTTTTCCAGATTGCGGTGTGTACGGCAACGGTGAAACAGATGAATATGGAGGAATAAATAGTTTTGATGTAAGACAATCGGTTAAATCAAAATATAGATTTGTATATCGTTATGAAAATTTAGATTTACTTGATGAATTTCCAACAAAGGTTCAAAGGGTAATTACAAGGCCGCCAACTATAGCTAAAACTTCATCTACAATAACTAAACCTGTAACTTTTGCTGAAGCAAATCAAAATATTAAAGAAGTACTAGAAAGTAAAGAATTCAATGACGATTTAAACAGTGCATTCAATAAAGCTGGAGCCGCATTAGCACAATTAAACGGCGAAGAAAGAAATGCAATTACAACTAAATTTGGAGCTGAAAATTTACCACAAGATGATTTAAAAGCAAAGATGGACACAGACTTTAAAAATGCTCAATTATTCATGAAAGAACAAAATAAACAGATTAATAGTATTATCGGAAAGACTAATACGAATGATACAAGTGTAAAAACATTTGCAGATATACTGAGGAGAAAATAATGACAGAATTTAGTAAAGTAGATCCTGCGGTATTAAGAGATTTAAAAAATCCTAGCGATGGAAGATCTGATCCCGATAAAAGATTTCCTAGAAAAGAATATGTTGGTGTTTCATCTGTAAATAACATTGCTCGTGGTACACGCGTGTCAAATGTATATATTGGTGGTAGTGTGCCAGGGCTAGATTTAGAATTAAATGATGAGCCTTCTACACAATATCCTGAAAATCAAGTTAAAGAAACTTCATCAGGTCATATAATTGAATATGATGATACTAATGGACGTGAACGAGTAATGATAAGGCATAGAACTGGATCAGGCGTTGAAATGAGAGCAGATGGAACTGTTATATTAAGTTCAACAAATAATACATTACGAATAGTTGCGGCTAATGAAAAAGTCATAGTTGAAGGTGACGGAGAAGTTGTATATAATGGTAATTTAAAAATGAAAGTTGCGGGTGATTTTGATTTAGAAGTTGGTGGTGATTTTAACGTTAATGTCACAGGTAATAAAGAAGAAAGAATCAAGAGCTCTTTAATAGAATCAGTGTCTAAAAATAAAACTATGACTGTAGGAGAAAATAAAGCTGAAACTATCTTAGGTGTTGATGCACTAACCGTGTTAAAAGATAAAGATATAATGGTTAAAGGTAATTTCGAAACAAATGTTCAAGGTGCAATAGAATTAGATGCTGGTGGAATTTTGACAATGACTAGCGAATCTAAATTTATTGCTTCTTCACCAGACACTAGCATCAGTGCAGATGATATTTCAGTGGTGGGTGCAACTGGTACTATAGGAGGTGAAGATATTGTTTATTATGGCAAAACTGCGCATATTCCTAGAGTTAATTCTACTTCAATGCACGCAACAACATTTCATGGTGACTTAACTGGAGTTGCTGAAAAAGCGAATGAAGCGAATAAAGCTGGAACTGCAGCACTCGGTCCTTCCGGCACGGGTGGAACACCAACAGTTACTACTGCAACGAATAAAACAACTGAGCAACCAACTTCTACACTACTGAATTCTATATTGAGAACTTCACCCGTGTTTGGTATAAGAGAAATTGAAATAGATACATTTGAAGATTTAAAACATTCAGTTGATAGAAGTAGAGCTTATGGTGGGATAACTAAAGAAGATATGACTACAAAGTCTGCAAGATCAAAGTTAAGAGATCCTAATACTATTTCCAATGAAACATTTATGGGAGAAATACTCTCAGATGGAACCGTTTCAAAAGACACAACAAACGCCATACCGCCTAACTTTGGTAGAATAGTAAACGCAAATGATAAATCACAAAGAGGTACCGAACCAATAGGCCCGTCAAATCCAAAATCAAAGGTATTCCAAAGTGGCACGTAAAATAGACATAATTCCGGACGCACAGTATGATCCCACATTTCAACCAGTAATAACTGGTCGTACAAGATTAGCGAACAGTATAACATTGTCTAAGTTTTTAGGCAGTTATAACGATCCCGTTAGTATAAGTCATCTAGATAGTGATGAGAAATTATTACTAGCAAAACAATATTATTTGCATGCTCAAGTGTTGCAATCTATAAATTCTTCGCCAGGATTAAGAGGCATAAAAACTTTTGAAAAGTTTAGAATGATTGTTTCAGAAGGATTCTATAGAGAAGGTCCAAGTGAAGATTTAGATGTTACTGATGGTATTAACTATTTAAAGACAAATGGAAGAGCGGTTGTCTATGAACTTATTGGTGAAGATGGAGAAATAGCATATGATAAAACCTTTGACCTTGCCGTTTATTTAAAGAATAATATAGACTTTGATAAGCTTATACTAAATTATGATAGCTATAGTCCAGATGGATTATTGCATGTAGATATAGTTTTAATTATGCCGGAAATAATATCACCATGGAGCGTTACATATAATAATATTATTGAAACGAGATTCAACAATTCCGTGCAAGCCACGGGTGAATTATTAGAAATCACCGGCGGAGAAACTGACGAATAAATTGTATAAATAGTCCATAAAGGAAACACGATGCCAACAAGAGTTTTTGCAAATGAAGACGGAAATATTAGTAAGAAGTCTATTATTGTTTCAAGAACACGTGAAGACAAAGATATTGATGCAACGTTTAGTGCTAAATTTGTTGGGGTAGATAGTGACGGTGTTAATTTACGAGGTGATATTTTCAAAAAAACAAATGCTGCAGCCGTTAAGCAATCAATAAGAAATTTACTACTGACAAATTTTACTGAGAGACCTTTTATGCATAGGTGTGGTGGAAATTTGACAGATATGCTATTTAGATGAAGTACTGAAATAGATGATGCTAATTTAGAAAATGATATAACTTCGTCAATACAAACATATGAACCAAGAGCTCAAGTTTTAAG